CTGTAATGAAATATTAAAAAATTCCCAAGCAATTAGATGTCATAGTTGCCATGTAGTTTTTAATAGAGGTGAAAATCATCCATCTTGGAAACCACCAGAGCAAAGAGTTGGTACAGAAACAGAAATAATCCGCAATTCAGGCGAGTACAAAGAATGGCGAATTAAAGTGTGGTCTAGGGATAAAACCAAATGTAGAGTATGTGGAATCCGCAAAGACCCAATGATAGCCCACCACCTAGACGGATTTAACATATTCCCTGAGAAGCGTTTTGATGTAGATAATGGTGTTACTTTATGCGATAGACACCATATTGCTTTTCATACAAACTATGGTTTTGGCAATAATACTAAGTCCCAGTTTGAGGAATATTTGGCAACCACAACCGAAATGACTTATTAACAAAGGAGCAATACCATGGCATTAAAACTATCTGTACAAACCCAATTTGGCGTACCAGCCCCACAAGCCTACGCTAGAATCACTAACTTCTTTGGCACTAAAGACCAAATCCAAGTCCAAGTGGCTATTCATTATGACGAGTCGGCAAGGCATGGCAATATGGCTACAGTCAAAGAAAACGCACACTATATCAACATGGAAGATTTAAAGGGTGACCTAATCCCAGCCATTTATGAGGTTCTAAAGACCTATAGCGACTACGCTGGTGCTGAGGACTGCTAAAAGTATTAAAAACACTTGACATTTTACCAAAAGTGTGGTAATATCAGTTTATTATAACATCTTTATTTATTGATGTCAAGAGCTAGTTTTATTTACCTTTGGGAGCATCCTGACGGTCGCTATTATTTTGGTAAGCGTAAAGGGCATCCTAATGATGGCTACACAACCAGCCATTTTCAATTAAAAACTGAGATTAAAACTGATTGTCAGTGGAAACGAACTGTTTTATTGTTAACAGATAATGAAACAGATGCCTACAAGTATGAAGGTAAGTTAATTAGAAAACATAAGCACAACCCTTTGTGCATGAACCAAAAATAACAGTTCCCAATAAAGGAGAAAACTGTGGACAAACAATTAGAAAAGTACTATGAAGAGCGATTTTCCACTATGACTACGGTCGGGTGGAAACAATTCATCGAGGATGTTCAAGGAATATTCGATTCGGTGAATAAAGTAGCTCCAATTCAAAACGAAATTGATCTGTTCTTTCGCAAAGGGCAATTAGACATCCTTCAGTGGATTCTAACTTTGAAAGAAAGCTCAGAACAGGCTTACGAGGCATTACAAAAAGACTCATCGGGAGATGCTCAGGATGACTCGTAAATGTAAAGGATGTCTTGAAGAGAAAAATGAAAGTCTTTTTCCTGTAGACAAAAGAGTTAAAAGTGGTTTACGTTCACGCTGTAAGGCTTGTTATGCTGTTCTAAATAAAAAGAACAAACAAGTTAGAGGCTGGACAGAGAAAGATAAAGAAGTTCGGTATAGAAGACAGTACGGTTTAAAGATAGGCGGATACGCAGAAATGCTTGAAGCTCAAGACTATAAATGTGCTGTTTGCGGAAAAACTGAACAAGAGAATAAAAAACGGCTTGCAGTAGACCATTGCCACAAGACAGGGAAAGTTAGAAAACTGCTTTGTCATCATTGTAACTGTGCTTTAGGCATGGTTAACGATAGTGAAGAAGTTTTAGTTTCAATGCTTTCTTATCTTAGGGAGAATAGTTAATGACAAGACGCTTATTTGAATTCCTCTGTCAAGAGGGACATCAGCAAGAAAACTTGGTTAGTTATGAGGTAGCCACCGTTCCTTGTTGGTTGTGCGGTAAAGACGCACACAGGCAGATTTCTGCACCCCGTATTAGTCTCGATCCTGTCTCTGGCGATCATCCGCAAGCGACAGCAAGATGGGCTAAACAGCGGGAAGAAAAACGCCTAAGAGAGCGTAAGCTCAATTCGTGACGAAGACAACCCTAACGGACCTTTGTTATTTTATAAATCCTACAATCACTTTGTGACAGGAGCATTATTATGGCTGCAAACTTTATTGAACAAGAAGAACTGTTTGAAGGTACTGAGCAAGAAGTAGTATCAGATGTTACAACCCAAGACGCTGCATCACAAATAGCAGCACAACCTGAAGCGGTTGACACGAAAGAACCAACGGATGAGTTACCTGAGAAGTATCGAGGTAAGTCTGCGTTAGAAATTGCAAAGATGCACCAAGAAGCTGAAAAGCTAATCGGTCGTCAAGCAAACGAGGTTCACGAGGTACGAAGTCTAGCAGATCAGTTACTCAAACAACAACTCGACTCTAAGCAACAGTTTAAGCCGGCTGAAACAGTTCCAGAAGAAGATTTCTTTGCTGACCCAAAGCAAGCAGTCTTAAAGACAGTTGATCAGCACCCTGCAGTACTTGAAGCTAAACAAAACGCACTTGAATTTAAGAGGATGCAAACTGCACAAAAACTGCAGTCCAAACATCCCGACTTCATGGACATAGCGCAAAACGCAGACTTCCATGAATGGATCAAAGCAAGTCCAATTCGTGTTGATTTGTTTACCAAAGCCGATGCTGAATTTGACTTTAACTCGGCTGATGAACTTTTAAGCACCTACAAGGCGATTAAAGGTACTCAGTCTAACGAGAAGAAGACACAAGCAGCAGAAGCACAGGCTAAAACTCAAGATACAGCATTACGTGCTGCAGCAGTCGATACAGGCGGTAGCGGGGAAAGTACTAGAAAGATTTATCGAAGAACTGACCTTATCAAACTGAGAATGACAGACCCAGATCGCTATATGTCATTGCAAGACGAAATTCTTGCGGCGTATAACGAAGGGCGAGTTAAATGAAACTTAATAATTTAGGAGATTTATAAAATGGCAACAGCAGCATACCCCGGTGGATCCGGAACAATCGTAGCAAAAACACAAGCAGATAAGTTTATTCCAGAGATTTGGAGTGACGAAGTAGTAGCTGCGTACAAAAAGAGCCTAGTATTAGCTAACTTGGTTAACAAGATGTCTATGCGTGGCAAGAAGGGTGATACTCTTCATATTCCTAAACCAACTCGTGGTGTAGCAACTGCTAAAGCTGCTAACACAACAGTTACCATCCAAGCTGACACCGAGACTGAAGTATTAGTTTCGATTGACCAGCACTTCGAGTACTCACGTTTCATCGAGGACATCGTTGAAGTTCAGGCTTTGGCATCACTACGTCGTTTCTACACTGACGACGCTGGCTATGCTTTAGCTAAGAAGGTTGATGACACATTGTTTGGCTTAGGCAAGACCTTTGGTAACGGTACTACTGACTGGACACATAGCAACAGCTATTACATCGACGCTTCTACTGGTCTCACACTTTACGCTGATGACACTGTAGTTCCTGCTGACGTATTTACTGACGCTGGCTTCCGTGCCTTGATCAAGTTGATGGACGATGCTGACACTCCAATGGATGGGCGCTTCTTTGCAATTCCTCCATCATTGCGTGCAGCTATCATGGGTATTGATCGTTACAACAGTTCTGATTTCGTTGATGGTCGTGGTGTTCAGAACGGTCAAATCGGTACGCTTTACGGTATCGACATCTATGTAACAAGCAATTCTCCAATCATCGAAACTGATTCTGAGAACACTGCTTCTAGCGGTGGTGACATCAAAGCAGCTATCTTGGCTCATCGTGATACGATGGTTCTTGCTGAGCAACTTGGTGTTCGTTCACAAGTTCAGTACAAACAAGAGTACCTCTCCACTCTCTATACCGCAGATACCCTCTTCGGTACCAAGACATTACGTCCTGAGACTGGTTTTGTTCTCGCAGTAAACGCCTAATATAGGCATTCAAGCTCCTTAGTTTCGGCTAGGGAGTTTGTTTTAGTGCATTCGTTGAGTGTATTAAAACAAATAACAACTACACGATAATATCATGGCTGACATAGATCCTATAGAGTACGGTAAATTAGTTCAGGCTGTAGAGAACTTAGAATCCAAAGTAAGTGCAATGGAGTATGACATCAAGAAACTTGTTGCCATGGCTGAGAGATCTAAAGGGTCTCTTTGGGCTATTATGGGAGCTGCATCCGTATTTGGTGGCTTTGTAACTTGGATGGTTGATTTGGTATTTCGTAAATGAGTAGACCACATTCCGTAGGTAAAGACTTAGTAGCTAATACTAAGACTACTATGTTCACTGTCCCAACTAGAAATATGGCTAAGTGGTTGTTACTCTTTGCGTCTAATCACAGCACATCTTCTAAGTGGTTCTCTTGCTGGTGGTACGATAAGAGTGAGAATACTGAGATTGAAGTACTTTTTGAATATGGTTTAACTGCTAAAGAATTTATCAGAATCGATGGAACAGCTTATATCACATTAGACGAAGGTGATGAAATCAGAGTACAGTCAGAAACTGGTTCTACTACGTCCTGTATTATTACAGTGGAGTTAGAACAACGTAGTACCGTACAGCAGTTTAGCTAAGGAGACATAGATGCCACTCGCTAAAGGTAAGTCACAGAAGACAATCAGTAAGAACATCTCTAAGATGGTTAAAGAAGGTCGTCCTCAGAAGCAAGCAGTAGCAATCGCATTACAAACAGCTAAAGTTCCTAAACCCAAAAAGAAAGGTAAGTAATATGCCAATGGTTAATGATAAGAAGTTCCCCTATACAACTAAGGGTAAGAAGCAAGCTAAGACATACGCTAAGAAGACTGGTGCTAAAGTAACTACTCCAAAGGCTAAACCCATGAAGAAGATGGGAGCTATGCGTGGCTACTAAGCCGGGTCTCTATGCCAATATCGCCGCTAAACGCCGTCGTATCAAGGCGGGTTCCGGTGAGAGGATGCGGAAGGTAGGCAGCAAAGGCGCACCTTCGGCGCAGGACTTCAAAGAGTCTGCTAAAACAGCTAAGAAGAAGAAATAATGGTCAAGAAGGTATATCAGGATCCTAAAGGCGGTTTAAACGCCAAAGGAAGGGCTTATTTCAAGCGAACTGAAGGCGCTGACCTCAAACCTCCAGTATCGGCTAAAGCTGCTGCAAAGTCCCCTAAAGCGGCTGGAAGACGAAAGAGCTTCTGTGCAAGGATGGGAGGCGTTAAAGGTCCAATGAAGGACGAAAAAGGTAGACCTACCCGTAAAGCCTTGGCACTAAAGAAGTGGGATTGCTAATTGACAAACTACACTAGGATAACAAATGGCTTCAGTTAACTTTATTACAATGGTTAATGACGTACTGCTTCGCTTACGAGAGCCAGAGGCTTCTGCAGTCACGGACAGTGCTTATGTTAAGCTCATTGCTAAGTATATCAATGACTCTAAGCGACAAGTAGAGGATTCTTACAATTGGAATGCGTTGTCTAGTATTATTACGATTACAACATCCGATAATACTTATAACTATACATTAACAAATTCAGGACAACGATTTCAAGTCGTAGATGTTGCTAACGATACCAGCAACTGGTTCCTAAACAATGCTCCGGAAGTATGGATGGATCAGCAATTCTTGTTGACAACAGCACAAAAGGGCAGTCCCTATTATTATAACTTTAAAGGGACAGACTCAAATAACGATACTAAAGTTGATTTATTTCCTATTCCAGATGGTGTTTATTCTATCAAGTTTAACATTATTCAACCGCAGGATCCGTTATCGGTCAATGCTGATACAATTAAAGTCCCTGCTGAACCAGTTGTGTTAGGTGCATTAGCAAGAGCGCAAGCAGAGCGTGGAGAAGACGGCGGAGTTCAGTCTGGTGAGACTTATGCTTTATATCGTCAGAGTTTATCTGACGCAATTGCTTTAGAAGCAAATCGTCACGTAGAAGACACAGTCTGGAACTGGGTATAAATGGCTAGTCAACTACAAACCTCATCCATTGCAGCACCGGGTTTTTACGGACTTAATCTTCAAGAGTCTAGCATTACATTGTCTTCAGGGTATGCTCTGAAGGCACAGAACTGTGTGATTGATAAGTATGGTCGTATCGGTGCTCGTCGTGGATGGACACCTGTAAACACCACAGTTAACACAGACTTAGGTGCTGCTAATCCAGTAGAGTTTATCTTTGAAGTAGTTACTGGTGGCGGTACAGATTTACTTAGTGCTGGTAATAATAGATTATTCGTAGGCACAACTACGATGACTACTAAGACAGTACGCAATGCAACTAACAGTGGTGATGCTACATATACAATCACTGCTAATAACTGGCAAGGTGCTGCTTTATCCTACGGTGATGTAAGCGACTTCCAGCCTCATGTATACTTAGCACAAGCTGCTCATCCTATGTTAGTGTATCATGAGTTACCTACATCTGGTGGTGCTTTTGATGCTCACGATAGCGGTACATTTGGTTATCAAAGAGTTGGAGATGCTGCTACGTTGCCTACTAATCATAGTACAGCAACATTTATGCCTAGCTGGGTATTGTCTGCTTATGGCAGGATTTGGTGTGGTGGTATTAGCGGAGACACTCAGACTGTCTATTTTAGTGACTTACTAGCTGGTACAGACTTCTTAAATGGCTCTGCTGGTTATTTAAACCTACAAGAAGTATTGCCTAATGGTGATCCTGTAGTCGCTGCTGCAGCACATAACGGATATATTATATTCTTTGGTAAGAAGAACACAGCTATCTATGCTAATCCCTTAGATACTGGTGCATTAACATTAGTAGAAGTGTTGAGTAACATAGGATGTATAGCTCGTGACTCAGTACAGAGTATTGGTACAGATGTATTGTTCTTATCTGACGCAGGAGTTCGTAGCTTACAGAGAGTAATACAAGAGAAGTCATTACCAATGAGAGACATCTCTAAGAATGTTCGTGATGAGTTAATATCGCAGGTAGCTTCTGAGACAGACTTAACTAAGATTAAAAGTATTTACTACGAGCGTGATGCTATTTATCTCTTAACGCTTCCTACTACTAAGTTTGTGTATTGCTTCGATACAAGAGCTTCGTTACAAGACGGAGCAATGAGAGTTACAATATGGGATAGCCTAGAACCAAAATCTTTCTTTGTTACTCAGAATAAAGACTTATATATTGGTAAACCCGGATATATTGGTAAATACTTTGGACATAGTGATAATGGTTCAGTTTATCGTCTGCAGTATTTTACGAACTATTTTGACTTTGATGCTTCAACAACATTAAAGATTTTAAAGAAAATTGGATTTGTTTTGATTGGCGGTACTAATCAATCGTTGGCAGTTAAATGGGGTTTTGATTACAGCGAAGGCTATCAAGCTACCACGTATACTTTAGATACTGCTGTGGTGTACGAGTATAACATAGGTGAATATAATATTGCTGAGTATAGCTCAGGTATTGTTTTAGATCGCTTCTCTATTAATGCTGGCGGTCAAGGTACTGTAATGCAGATTGGATTAGAAGCAGACATTAATGGTAATCCTTTGTCAATTCAAAAGATTGATGTAGGAATTAAAACAGGAAAGACTTTAGTCTAAGGGAAATCTATGTCTAATTATGTAAAAGCAACAAATTTCACAGCCAAGGATAGCTTACCAACTGGCAACTCAGGTAAGATTATTAAAGGAGCTGAAATTGATACTGAGTTCACTGCTGTAGCTTCTGCTATTTCTTCTAAGGCTGATACTAATAGCCCAGCATTGACAGGAACTCCTACTGCTCCTACGGCTTCTGCTGGAACAAACACAACACAGATAGCTACTACTGCGTTTGTACTAGCTAATGCCATACCTAGCGGTTTAATTTCTATGTGGTCTGGTACAATTGCTAGTATTCCTTCTGGTTGGGTACTATGTAATGGTTCTAATAGCACTCCTGATCTGCGTAACAGATTTATCATTGGCGCTCACAGCGATACTACTGGTGTAGCATATTCCACTATTACTGGGTCTAATACACAGTCTGGTGGTTCTAAAGATGCTATTACTGTAAGTCATACACATACAGCAACCTCTGTAGTTACAGACCCCGGACACTTACATACAGTTAACTTATTCTATTCTGGATCTGGTGGAAACTACCCAGATATTGCTGGCTTTACTGGCGGTGCAGGTGTTAGTGACGAAGGTACAAATGATATTAATACCAATACTACAGGTATCACTGTAGCAACAACAAACAGTACAGAAGGCTCAAGCGGTACAAACGCTAACTTGCCTCCCTACTATGCCCTCGCCTTCATCATGAAGACCTAACATGAAAGTACCTGTAGTCATTAGAGACGACTACACAATGTACTTAGAGTTCTTTGAAGGAATGTTGTGGTTTCATACAGATGTACATAAGTGGACAGCGGAGATAAAAGTAAAGTATTTAGAAGATTTAAATATATTACAGCATTTAACAAGTTGTCCGTTAGTTGCAATGGTCAATCAACGAGATAAGAAACTAAGTAAATTTGGTAGAGTAATTGGTTTTAAATATGAACAACCCTTTTTAGGCAATGATAAACAAATGTATGACATCTACAGTAGGAGTAAATAATCATGGGTAGCAGCGTAGCGGCATTCGCAGGTCCGATATTAAGCGTAGCTGGGGGTCTGATTAGCGGCAGTAAAGGAGCAGATGCTGCCAAAGGACAAGCAGAGGCTCTAAGAGCCGCAGGTTTGCGTTCGTCCCAGATGGCGCAGTTCCGTCCTATTGGTCTTCGGACTGGCTTTGGCGGTTCTAACTTTAGAGTAAACGAATTAGGTCAAGTAGAAGAAGCGGGATATACATTAGATCCGCAACTAGAAGCTCTTCGTAATCGCTTTACAACAGGCGCTACTGGCTACGATCCTACTCGTTTACAACAATTAACAGAACCTATTTATGGCGGCGCAGCATCGCTATTTAACTTAGGTGGTAGCTATCTAGGTGCAACCCCGCAAGATGTTGCAGCTAAATACATATCCGATAGACAGGGATTACTAGCACCTAGCCGTGCTGCTGAGTTTGGTAGAATAAATGCTAGGAACTTTGCCACAGGTCGTGGTGGTCTAGGTGTTCAGACAGGAACTGGAACTGCTCCATCAAATCCTGCACTGCAAGCATATTACAATTCTATATTCCAACAAGATAAAGCCTTGGCTGCAGAAGCAGAAACAGAAGCAATGAATCGTATTCGCTTTGGTGGAGAGTTATACGGTGCTGGCGGTAAACTCGCTTCAGGAATTCCGTCATTGTTTAGTGGTTCATTCTTACCAATTGAGACACAACTTAACATGGCTAAGAATATTGAAGCATTAGGACAGCAACCATATCAAATGAGCTTAGACTTAGCTAATGCACAAGCAGGGGCTGGTTCACGAGCAGGTCAGTTGTATTTACAGCCACAGGAGGCTGCGGCACGTGCTTACTCACAATACCAAGGATATAGTCCGCTAGGCACAGCCTTCAGTGGTTTAGGTAGTGCGATGAGTGGCGGCGGTGGATTTGGCGGTCTAGGAGCTGATATGGGTATTGGCGGTTCTGGTTTAAATCCTTATAATCGTTATGGTAGTGGATTATTTGATTGGGGAAGAGCGCCGACAGGGTCTACTGGTTTTGAATCGTGGGAAAGTCCCTACATTTCGTAAAAGGAATTAACATGGCTGATAGTGTTTTGAATTTATTTGGTATTGATCCAACAGCGTTGCAACAGCAACGAGCTACCACTGACTTTGCTAACGCATTTAAGTTTGCTCAATTAGATCCATTGCAAAGAGCTAATCTGTCTATCTACCAAGGTAGTGCAGGTATTGGTCGTGGAATTAATCAATTGCTTGGCGGAGATGCGGAACTTAATAAAGCTACAAAGGTTCGTGAATTAGCGTCACAGTTTGATATGACATCGGCTGATGGTCTTCGTCAGTTTGCTCAAGCAGTATCTCCCTTTGCTCCTGATGTGGCTCAACAGGCTGTTAGACGCTCTGATGAGATGACTACGACTGGCTTACAGCAGACCAAATTAATTGCCGAAGCCAGAAAAGCTGTAACAGAAAAACTAGGAACTCCAGAGAATCAAGCCGAGCAAGCTAAATTTACGGAACTATTAGGAAAATATCCCGATACAACTGAAGGCAGGGCAAAAGCTGCTAATGATTTTAAAGAGTGGAAAAGTTCGTTTAAACAGAAAGAAGCTGCTGCTGGTGTTGCTCCGGGAGCTGCGACTGTTCCAGATTTACGGACGGCGCAGTCTCTTGTTAAAGATTATCTTGGTAAATCGCAAGAAAGCCTCAGTACTATTAAAACAATTAACAATTATGGCGAATTAATTAAGGCTGGTAATTCAAGTCAATTACCACAATTTCAAAGAGCTTTAGTTAAACTTGTTGGCGATAATCAAATTGGGCAAAATGAGTTAAAAAACATTCTTGGTTCTTCTGGTATTGCGTCAGATATTGTAGACGGAGTAGCTAAATTTATTACGGGTTCTCCAAGCAATGCTAAAATTGACGATGTTTTAAAAGGTGTTAAAGTACTCGAACAACAAGTTCAACAATCGTATCGTTCTGGACAAGATCAGGCTCGCCGAGTCTTAACTAACTCTAAATTTGATCCAAAAATTGTAGAAGATTTAGTTGGTCCTGCATTAAAGACAACTCCGCCAGCAGGCGGTGCAAAGGCTGTTCCTGCATTAGCAAACTGGTTGACACAGGCTCGTGCAGCTAATCCTAATGTTTCTGATGCAGAACTTACAGCATATTATAACAAAAAGTATCCCCAACCAAAGAGCAAATAATGGCAATTATTGATCCGTTAGATATGCCAATGGGTAAAACCATTGTAGATCCTTTTGAGGCGCAGCCTGATGTTGAAGCCGCTAAAGCTGTTAGTACTTTTGATTACATTGCAAATCAAGCTAAACTAGGCTTAACTGATAGTGCTGTCCTTGGACAAGCTATTCTTGATACATTTTTAATTGAGCCTGTTACAGGTCTCGTGACTGGTAAAGGTAAAAAAGGTGGTATTGGTGAACGATTTAGCGAGAATGTAAAGAGATTACAGAAAACTGCTAGTGAACTTACTGGTGCTACAACTGGTATGAAAGCCCCCGGCACAGTATCTGAGATTGTTGGTGGGGGTTCTCGCATGATGACTGATCCGATTAATTATCTCGGTATTGGTCCTGTAATGAAAACTGGTGCTAAATTAACTGATTGGGCAGCAGAAACCCTAGCTAAAACCACAGCTCGTGCTAGTGGTTTATTTACTTTAGGTACTACTGCTGAAACTGGAGGCATCCTTGGTGAGCAAGTAGAAAAAACTATTACAGGAGAAACAACAGGTACTGGTAAAGCTGTCGGTTCTTTAAGTTCCGCAGTATTGGGTATTACGCCAGCAGCAGCCGTAGAACAAGCCGTTAGCGGTGCTGGTAATGTTGCTAAACAGATATATAATAAATATAAGATGGTTAAAACTGATCCAGCATCCGCAAATGAAGCATACGCATCTGGAGCAGCTAAACGATTACTAGAGAAGATTGCTCAGGATTTACCTGCTGATCAAAAGATTGACGATATTGTTAAGGAATTTAATCGTATTGGCGATATTATTAATAAAGATACAGTACCGTTGGCGGTTGCTATGTCTGATAACGCTCTTGTGAAATCTCAAGTACAGAAACTAGCAAAAGAAAATCCTCAGTTTCGTCAGCGAGTTGATTTAGAATTACAAAACATTGCAACAGCTATTGATGAAAGATCCAATCTGTTATTTGGTCCTAGATATGCTCCTGTGACAGGCGCTCAAGGTATCGATATTAGTAATGCTTATAAGCGTCGTCAAGCTATTGATGATCAAATTGAGAATCTAAGTAGTAAGTTTGTTCCAACAGAAAGACAAGCTGATGTTGGTAAAGCAATTGAGAATTTAGTCGAAGCTCGTCGTAAGACTGCAGCAGCAGAGATTAGTCCTACTTATCAGAATATAATTAAAGAAGCTACTGCGGCTAAAGCTGAACTACCTAGCGATCAAGTAGCTAGTATTTATAGATTTGTAGAAGAGAATAACCTTCGTGACATCTTTGGTCGTAATACGCCAATTGATCGTCAGATTCTATCTAGACTATCTCCAACTCAGGAAAAATCATTGAATGAGTTAGGCGAAGAAGTTACTAAAGATGTATTTAAACCATTATCTTTTGAGAATGTAGATTCCCTAAAGAGAGCCATTAACGAATTCCAGCGTGAGAGACTAACGCTAGATGAATCTCGTCGTATTAATCAGCTAGAAAACTTTGTTAATGATGCTCGTAAAAGCATTCCCGGAGACTATAGCCAGCGATTAGCGGATGTAGACCGAGTCTTCTACGAGAAAGTAGGTATTCCTTTCTCTGCTCAAGGTATCAAAGATATTGATTCTAAGCGGTATGCTGAACAGGTTGCTCCTGTAATTATCAAGAACAGTTCTTCTTTAAACCAGTTTTTAGGTGCTGTAGGCGATCAAGGCATTCCTATTGCTAATAATGCTGTTATTGCTGATGTGTATAGCAAAGTCATTAAAAATGATGTCTTAGATTCAAGAGCACTACGCAATTATATAAAACAAAAAAGTTCTGTTTTAGAACAGTTACCTGAAACTAAATCATTACTAAATCAGGCACTCCTTGATGACGGTGCTTTAAGACTTGCTAGGGCTAATATTGACGATGCAGTTAAAATAGCTGAAAAGAAAGTTGCTGATAACTTTGTACTTAGCGTTAAAGACTCTAATGGAGTATCTGTACCTAATTATATAGAGATTTCAAATAAACTATTTACTGATCCTAATTTCTTTGCAAAGATTACTAGAGATCTTAAAGATCTTGAGCCAGCTACATCTAAAGCAGTTTACAACTCAATTCGTGCCGAGATTGTAAACAAAGCTAGAGACTTCCCTGATGGAGGTTTAAAGTTTTTAGCTGATCCTAAGAATGCTAAAGTAATTAATCAGATGTTTGGTAAAGGCTACCAAGCCTCTGTTAAAGATTTAGTTAAATTGTCTGATTCTATTAGAAAAGCCAATGTTGATGATATTAGTGCAGTTCTGATGAGAGCTGAACTTGACCTTGTTAATAAAAAATTGACAGAATTAGGTATTCCCGGTCTAGATGCTCCATTTATTACATCTACATTCCGTGATCGTATTGCAAGTATTCCTCAAAAGATTGTTCGTCTCGCAACTCGTGTTAATACTGCACAGTTAAAAGATGCTACCGATAAGGCTATTGGTGATCTATTACTTGATAAAGATGGTTTAGAGAAACTAATGAATGTTGCTAGAACAATGGACTTTAAGATTAACAATCCAACAAACTTCCGTAAGTTAAAAGATAGTTTATCTTCTGTTGCCCCTCGTTATATTTACGGCGGAGCTAAAGAAGCAATAATGGAAAATATCCAGCCTGAGCCTGCTACCCCAGAACCACAGCTAGAATTTACGTTATTTGAAGAACAACAATAGAATATGATTCCATGTCAGACCAATTTGGGTTTCTCGAAGGAGCAAAGTCTGTAACGAGTAGCATGGATGCAAGCCGTAAGGCTAGTCATTCTATTACTAAGAGCATTACCGATGTACAGAAAGAAGCTGCAGATGTTGCTCAACAGCGTCTAAACGAACGCCGTAGAGAACAATATGTCCATGCAGACAGCACGATTATCTCTGCTGTTAATGAGTGGGAACGATTACTTAGAGCTAAAAAGACAGAAGAACAATTACAGCAAGATATCATTCGTCAATACGGCAAAGCTGCGTGGGCGGAGATTCAACAGATAAAGCAACGACAATTGAAAGAAAAAGAGAATGATAAGAAGTTCTTTAGCGAAGAAGTTAAGAAGGTTAAAAGAGTCATGGTTATCTGCTATATTGTGGCTGCGTGGATTGCTTGGTATCTAACTTGGGGGATTAAGAAATAATGTTACCATTAATGGCACTATTCGATGTTGGGATGAAAGTCCTAGATAAGTTCATTCCTGATCCAGAAGCTAAGGCAAAGGCTCAGAAAGAGTTGCTACAGATGCAACAAGAAGGCAAATTAGCTGAGTTACAGGCTGATAACATTGAGGCACAAGAACTTACTAAGCGACACGAAGCAGACATGGCTAGTGATAGCTGGTTGTCTAAGAATATAAGACCGATGACCCTAGTGTTTATCTTGTTGGTCTATTCTACATTCGCTACGATGTCAGCGTGGGATATTGAAGTAAACAACAACTATGTTGAATTACTAGGTCAATGGGGAATGCTGATTATGTCCTTCTATTTCGGAGGTCGTACTCTTGAGAAAATCATGGATATGAAGAAAGGTAAAGATGAACCTAAGCCCTAATTTCACCCTAGAAGAACTAACCCACTCTGAAGTAGCAGAGCGTAAGAATCTAGACAATACTCCTAACGCTACCGAGGTTGCTAATCTAACTAGATTGGCAGCCTTGCTTGAGCAGGTTAGAACTCTATTAGGTAAGCCTATCCTGATTAACTCAGGCTTTAGGTCTAAACCAGTCAATGACTCTGTCGGTAGCAAGGACACTAGCCAACATAGGATAGGTTGTGCTGCTGATTTAAGAGTCCCCGGAATGACCCCTAAACAGGTCGTAGAGGCGTGTTTGGCTTCGGATATACCCTTTGATCAAATCATCGAAGAATTCGGCTCTTGGACGCATATAAGCGTTCCTAACGGTACTTCTGATAAGCCTCGTAGACAAGCCCTAATTATTGATAAGAATGGTACTAGGAATTTTGTGTAATATATGCTACATTTTGTCGGTATTTATTGATACTTTGTAACAAAAAGAACCCCGCCGAAGCGGGGCTAAAAGGAGCAAATATGTATTTCTGGGTACTAGGTGAACCAGCAGCGTCAGTGAGGTTTACTGAACATGATTCTGATGATTCCCAAATCGATAGCGAGATGGGATTCTTCATCAAAGTCAGGAACATACTCAAATCCTATACAGAACCCAGTAATGAAGTATAAGTTTATTATCATTTGACTGGGCAAGCCCCGCTGGCACATTCGTCGCCACCATCAAACAAGGCTTCATCAACGTGTGTAATCAGTTGTGTCGAAGCTACCAAAGCATCATACGCTTCTTTAGTAATCTCCTCCAAAGGCGCTTGGTGAAAGCCATGCTCATTATGTAACAAGAATGACAAGGACTTGTGATTGTTCTTGTAGTTCTTCGCTAAATACTTCTGAATCTCAGGCAATTCTTCCTTACGATAATACACGGTGCAGGATACGCTATTGTCTGACCAGTTAGCCTGTAGCCACTTCACTACTTCCAATTGATCGATAGCGGTCATCTCAGCAGCAATCTTTGTCCCTTCAGGATAGCAGAATGGGAATGATACAACCATTGTGCTGTGATCCTCAGAACCATCGAAGTGACGCTGATACTCTACTGGATAACCATGCTCACGACATACTTGCACTAACGCATGATCTGCAGCGATGCGAATACGACGAATCATGTATTGTGAGTATGCTGGATGACATCCTGAAGTAACACCGGGAAGCAACGACAAAGTACCGCTAGGCTTAACTGTTGTCAACTTAACAGACTCAGGGAAGCCATGCTCATGACTGTACTTAAAGTCAAACTCACGAAGACGACGATAGGTATCATTTAACCAACTACGCTGCTCTTCAGTCGCTTGCAACACACCTGTTACACCAATACCCATCCGCATATTCTTGTGAACAATGTCTTCTGTCTCTTTGAGATGGCAAGGCAGTGCAAGGCTATGCTTGTTGATGCGGTACAGCAATTGGCAAACATCTAATAACTGTTCTTTGCTCTCAATGTTAGGCAGATATACTTCTGCTAAACAGCAAGTCTCGTAAGCAGCTAACGACTGTTCTGCACAGGGATTATATCCTTGTACATCTGGATCAGGATAGTCAGTCTCACCTAAACGACCAATCTTACGAGAGAGTTTCAGATTGATAAGTCCATAAGGCTCTCCTTTGCCCTCATAACCATCCCAGAAGTACTCATGTAGGTCTTTAATATCGTTACAGACAACGCTGTTATTCGACATTGCTCTCCATGAGGGAATATTGCCCATGTCCCAACGCTTAGCAAGTAAGTATTCGACATCGTCAGGATCGCCAATGGCAATCTGAGCAGAACGTCGTACATTCCCAGCAACGACAATAGAACCGATAATGTTCATGATGTCAAGGCAATCGATTGGACGCAGTTTTTTGCCTTTACGTTTCTCAAGGATATTGCTGATCTTAGCGATTCCATCACACAAATCCTCTGGACCTGATGCAGTACCACCAAAACCTTTAATTGGAGCACCACGCCCACGAACTAGGATTGTGCTATAGGTAAAGGTAGGATTAGTATCCGCTAGAAACGCCGCTTTGAGCGTCTTGCCGAGAAGTTTGACCCATCCTTCACGGGAGTCAGGCACAATAAAATCAGCATCAGCAGTAGTAACACGAGTAGGAGCACTAAAATTAGCATTGACTGGAGGAAGTTTATCAACATTTTGTCTTTGAATGTTATAGCCAACACCAGAGCCAAGCATTAACAAGTCCATCGCCCATGTGAAAGGACGGACAGGTTGATCGATAACGGTGAACGCACAGTTCTGCAAACTAGCCAGCCCTAAACGACCAACTGTGTCAGTTCCCAGCTGCCACAAGAATCGTCCAGCAACAGTGCCTTTCAATTCCATTAAATACTTACGCAGACGCTCTTGCTCATCTGCATCAAAGTTACATCCTAACTGATCGTTAGCAGCTTTAATAACCCGTTCAACTGTATCTGTAAATTCTTCTGTCTGAGACTTCGGATCTCCTTCGTTTAATCTCCTTGCATATGTTCGTTTATATGTAATGTATCCTACAGTGCTAAAAGGTGTGTTATATGTCATTCGACTTCTCTTTCTAGTTTATCAAAATTGTCTTCAATTAAATCTACAAATCTCTCAACGAGATCCTCAGATGATATATCAAGAAGCTCTAACAAGTCAACTTCATTTATCTGCTTTAGTCTGTCTTTTAGATCGTGTATTGTTAGTGCCATCTTTCTTTACCTTCTTTGGTTGTTGAAAATACTGTATTGCTTTGTTTAAACCTTCCTCCCATGTATCAAACCAAACGGTCTTCATACTATCATACCAGTAGGTGTTTTCACCTTTAGGATACCATCTCCAGCAAGCTAGTTTGTCTTTACCAATTAAGTTTACTACAGGAACTCCTACCGAACCAGCACAGTGCGCTATTCCAGAATCGACAGAGATTACGCCATCAAGAGTTTGTAATTGATCTGCGGTATTGCTCCAATACGGAGAAGTTAAAAATCCTTCTTTCTCCTGTAACGATACCCAATCAAATTCAGGATGCTCTCGAATAAATCTTGACATAATCTCTAAAGGTATTTTCTTTCCATTCATATTCCAACTATTGTTTGTAGTCTGATAACAATAACCTAATAATGGTTTATCTCTTACAGGCTTGACAATCTCTGGATTACGAAATATACCCTCACTACCGTATATTTTCTCAACAGGAACTGCAGGAATAACCCT